AAAGCATTATATGTAGCAAGACCTCCTGTGTTCGAACTTGCTAATAGATATGTGTTTGTGTAAGCAAGGTTAAATGGTTCAAATAATGTTCCGCCATCGCCGCCACCTGTACGCGAACCAACACTTCTTCTAAATATTTGCCTAACTTCAACTACTTCATTAGGTAATGTATATTCATTCTGATCTATTACTGTAGGCATAAACAAATATGACTCTTCCACACTATTATCGCTTCTCTGTCTAAATTTTGACAAAGACTTATTAAGTGCTGTTTCATAATGAATAGGGTCGAGCTCTACATCAACCATTCCTCCACCAAGGAATGCTTCAACATAGTCAAATATCTCTTTTTTCTGTGTTTTTAAGTCTGCCATACGAATTCCTTTTGATATTGTATTTATCGTTACGATAAATATGTTTATGCCGAGACTATCATTATATAAACCAGAAAAAGGTAACGATTACAACTTCCTAGACAGAACTATAACTGAAATGTTTACTGTTGGTGGTACAGATGTATTCTTACACAAATACTTAGGCCCTAAAAATCCAGAAGAAGCTGATGCTACTGCTGGTACTCCTAGGTACGATGCAGTAAAGGAAACTAACATACAAGATATGATTTTCCTTGAAAATAGAGACCGTAAATACGACCCAGATGTTTACACAATACGTGGAATCTATAATGTTCAAGATGTAGATTTTGATCTAAGCGCATTTGGTTTATTTTTACAAAATGATACATTGTTTATGACAGTGCCTATCAATTATAGTGTAAAAGCTATAGGCAGAAAAATTATGGCTGGTGACGTTATAGAGTTACCTCATATGAAAGATGAGTATGCTCTTAATGATTATAGTGTTGCTCTTAAAAGATTTTATGTAGTGGAAGATGTTAATCGTGCAAGTGAAGGATTTTCACCTACATGGTATCCTCATCTTTATAGATTAAAATTAAAACAAATAGTAGATAGTCAAGAATATAAAGAAATACTTGATTTACCTGCTGAAGAAGGTAGTAATCAAACACTACGTGATGTGCTTAGTACATACGAAAAAGAAATGCAAATTAATAATGCTGTAATTGCTCAAGCAGAAGCAGATGCACCAAAGTCAGGATATGACACATCTCATCTTTACACTTTACAAGTAGACGATAATGGTAGACCAGAACTTGTTACAACTGATATAACAGATGTTGATGCAAGTGTAGATGCAACAAATTTTGATGCAAGTAGGTTAGATCAAACACCAGAAAGAGAAGGTTATAAAGGTTATCTAATAGGTGACGGTATTGCGCCTAACGGTGAGCTGTTTGGTCATGGTATAGGTTTTCCGAGTACAAGTGTCAAAGGTGATTACTTTTTGAGAACAGATTATATGCCTAACAGATTATTTAGATATGACGGTCAAAGATGGGTAAAAATGGAAGATAATGTACGTATGACAATGACAAATACCGATAATAGACAAACACAAAAAACTAGTTTCATTAATAATTCTACAACAACAAATACCATCGACGGTGAACAAGTTAAAGAAAGACAAAGTTTATCACAGGCACTTAAACCTAAGGCGGATAACTAATGCAACATTTTTACGACGGACAGATTAGACGATATCTTACACAAATTATACGACTTTTAAGTAATTTTTCTTATAAGGACGGTGATGGCGATTTAAGACAAGTTCCTGTTATGTATGGAGATATTACGAGACAAGTTGCTCACATAATACGAGATAATTCCGAAAATAAAATTCCTAGTGCACCGAGAATTGGTGTGTATGTAACAGACCTTGCAATTGATAGAGATAGAACATCAGATTCTTCTTATACTAACAAAGTACATATTAGAGAAAGAGCATACGATAGTGATAATAATGAATATCTAAATACCCAAGGTAAAAATTACACTGTTGAGCGTTTAATGCCTACACCGTATACATTATCAGTTAAAGCAGATATTTGGTCAACAAATACTGATCAAAAACTGCAAATTATGGAACAAATACTCATGTTGTTTAATCCAAGTTTAGAAATACAAACAACAGACAACTATATTGATTGGACAAGTCTTACAGTAGTAAATTTAGATAGTGTAACGTTTAGTAGCAGAAGTATTCCGGTTGGTACTGAATCAGAAATAGATGTTGGATCATTACAATTTACAACTCCGATATATATTTCTCCTCCAGTTAAAGTGAAGAAGATGGGTGTTATTACAAATGTAATAATGAGCATATTTGACGAAAGTAATGGTACAATTAATTTAGGTAATGATACTGCATCATTAAATGCATATAATGATAGTGCTGATTTAGAAGCTGAAAGTAGAATAATCGAAAGAGCCGATGGCACTAAAGAAGGTACTAGATTATCAAAACAAAATAACGAATCTACCCTTTCAACTACCTATAGAAATTACGATCTTATTGTATTAGGTAATACTGCTACACTTGGTGAAAATGGACAAACAGGTGTTGAAGAATGGGAAGAGTTTTTTAAAGCAATGCCAGGAAAATATGTTGCAGGAGTAACTCAAATACAACTTAAGAGAACAGATCTTGCAAGCAGTGTAAATGGAACAGTTGCTATAAATGAATTAGACCCAACACAATTAATTGTAAACTGGGATACAGACACAATTCCTAGTAACACAGTATTAGAAGGTCCTACAAAAACTGCTGGAACAATAGACTATATTATTGATCCTATGAAGTTTAATCCTACACAAGATAAACAAGTTGGCATTAGGTTGTTAATATTAAATGATATTGGTAATCAAGATCAAACAAATATAGGATTATCCGTAGGTCCTAATGCTTGGAAAAATTCAAACGGAACAGATTTTATAGCTGGTGCAAATGATATTATTGAATGGACAGGAAGTGCTTGGGAAGTAATATTTGATGCAAGTGAAAATGCTAGTGATAATATTGTATATACAACAAATCTTAATACCGGTGTACAATACAAATACGCAGACGGTGAATGGATATTAAGTTTTGAAGGCGAATATCACAACGGAAGTTGGAGAGTAGTCCTTTAAATAAGTAATTGCATGCCGGATATATCATGCAGTGGAGCCTTATTTTATTCTTTAGAAACTAAACGGTTTCTATTGCTTCATAGAACAAAATCTAAACATAGTAACGTATGGGGACTTGTAGGTGGCAAAGGTCAACTTGCTGAAACTCCATGGAAAACTTTACTTAGAGAAGTAAACGAGGAATTAGGATTTGATCCTAAAATTTTAAAATCAATTCCTTTGGAAACTTTTGTAAGTAATGATGAAAAATTTAATTTTCATACGTATCTATGTGTAATTAAAGAAGAATTTATTCCAAAATTAAATGACGAACACGATGGCTATGCATGGGTAAGTTTTGGCAAATGGCCTAAGCCATTGCATCAAGGTTTACGTAACACACTTCAAAGTAAAACAAACCAAACTAAGTTACAGACTGTTTTTGAATTAATTAATTTACTTGAAAAATAATGAAAATACTAGTAATTGGCGATATAATAGTTGACAAATATATTTACGGAACTAGTACACGCTTGAGTCCCGAAGCTCCTGTGCCTGTTGTAAATTTATTAGATGTAAAAACTACATTAGGTGGAGCAGGTCTTGTTAAAGAAAACTTAAGAAGTCTAGGTGTCGATGCTGAATTGTTAGATCTTACAAATCCAAGAAGCGTTAAAACTAGAGTAATGTGTGACGGACATTATATAACAAGAATTGATGAAGATTATCACACTAAAGAAGCTTGGGAAAATATTAGAAATAAAAGTTTTAAAAATTATGATTATGTTATTTTAAGTGATTATAATAAAGGTGTTTTAGACGAATCAAGAAAAATTATTAAACACTTAAATTCTTTTGGTTGTAAGGTTATTGTAGATCCTAAAAAACACGCTTCACATTATGAAGGAGCGTGGTTAGTTAAGCCTAATTTTAAAGAATATACAGAATTGGGTTTTGGTAATTGGCGACATAATATAATAACAACTAATGCAGGGAAAGATGTTATTGCTAATATAGACGGTAAAACATATACTGTTCCTGTTGAAAAAGTAGAAGTAAATGATGTTACAGGAGCAGGTGATTGTTTCCTTGCTGGATTTGTTTATGCTTTAATTCAAGGCTATGAAATACAAAAATGTATCGAATTAGCTGTTCGTGCATCTACTGAAAGCGTAAAACACGTTGGAACTTATATATTAAGTGAAAAAGATTTACAGAAAAAAGTTGTTTTTACAAACGGATGTTTTGATGTTTTGCACAAAGGTCATCTCACACTGTTAAAACAAGCACGTAGTTTAGGAGACAAATTGATTGTGGGACTTAATAGTGATAGTAGTGTAAAACGTTTAAAAGGAAAAGATCGTCCTTTTAATAATTATGACACAAGAAAAGAACAATTACTCTTGATTCCTTATGTAGATGATGTTATAATGTTTGAAGAAGATACTCCTTACGAACTTATAAAACAGGTCAAACCTGATTTGATTGTAAAGGGTGGAGATTATACTGTTGAAGAAATTGTAGGACACGATCTTGCACCTGTGCATATTGTACCTACTGTTGAAGGACATAGTACAAGTAGAATATTAGAGGCTAACGAATGAAAATATTAGTTACAGGTCATAGAGGATTTATTGGTCAAAATTTAGTATATTACTTCCTTGGAAAAGGACACAATGTTGACGGTTTTGACTGGGTTCCTAATATGATTCCTGATGTTACCAGATATGATTGGGTTATACATTTAGGAGCAATTTCAGATACTACAGAAAAAGATGTAGATAAAGTTTGGGCTCAAAATTTTGAATTTACAAGCCGTTTAATACAAGTATGCGATCAATATGGTGTTAATCTACAGTATGCAAGTACTAGTGCAGTTTATGGACCAGGCTATGATGGTTTTAAAGAAGATTCAAAGTGTTTACCACAGACACCGTATGCCTGGAGCAAATACTTAATTGATAAAAGTGTAAAAGATATCGGAACAGAAAATTTCCAAAATATTATACAAGGTTTTAGATATTTCAACGTCTATGGTCCTGGAGAAGGACACAAAAAAGATCAAATGAGTATGGTTAGTAAATGGCGAGAACAAGCCGCAAGGAATGGTAGCATTGTAGTGTTTAACGATAGTGATGCATTTCATAGAGATTTAATTTGTGTATATGATGTATGTAAAATACATGAAAAAATGATGGCTACTGATGTTAGTGGTATATTTAATTGTGGAACTGGCATAGCAAATAATCTACAAGAAACTGCTGAAATAATTGCAAAGAAAACAGGTGCAAATATAATTCATAAGCCAATGCCTATTCATTTACAAAATCAATATCAAGTGCATACACAAGCAGATATGACTAAAATAAAACAACATATAGAGTTACCTAAATTTTGGTCAGTAGAGGAATTTTTAAATGATACAAGTGTTTGATAATGTTTTAGATTATAATAGTTTTGAACATGCTCAAGTTGCTGTAATGGAGCAAACACCATTTAAATTTGGTTGGAGAGATAGACGAACAACCGACGAGGTATACCTACATAGTAGACTTGACCTAGAAGCATTAAACGATTTAAAAATATTACAAGCATTAACACATGATAGATACAAAAAATTTATAAAACCAACACTATTTGACTTTGCTATTGTAAATTGTGATAATATCGGCAGTGTACACTATAGTCATACCCATAAAGACACAAATGTATTTTTGTTATACTTAAATGACACATGGAATCAAGAATGGGGTGGCGAAACTTTATTTTTTGATCAAGAAAATGGTAAAGAAATTGAATTTGCTTGTACGCCAAAGCCTAACAGAGCTATTTGGTTTGATGGTGAAATACCTCATAGTATAAGAGCACCAATTATAAACAAATGGAGATTTAGTATCTCATTATTTTTTAGGAAAGAACAATGACACAATTAAAAGGAAAAGTAGACAAGGGCTGGGGATTTGAATTAATTTGGGCAACCAATGACAAATATTGTGGTAAAATTATGGTATTTGAAAAGGTTGGCTCTAAATTTAGTATGCATTTCCATAAAGAAAAAGACGAAACATGGTTTGTGAACAACGGACGATTTCTACTTAAATGGATTAATACTAAAGATGCTACACTACACGAACAAGAGTTAAAAGAAGGCGACACATGGCACAATCCTCCATTACAACCTCATCAGTTAATTGCACTAGAAGAAGGTAGTAGTATTACCGAAGTAAGTACTGCTGACAGTGTTGAAGACAACTATAGAATTGTTAGAGGCGACTCGCAATCTTTAGAAACTAACGAAGACACCCCTAGTACAGATTAAGCCTGAGCTTCACCCCATTTAATAATAATATTCGCATTAACTGCCGCACCCGACGTTTTATAAACGTTAATGGCTAACACGTCTGGTCCATTCGGGAATGTACCTCTACCGCCTAGTGTAGTATTAGTTAATTCCTTCAATGTATCCAAGTTAAGTACCGAACGTTCTCCTGGTGTAGCAATAAATGAAAAGACTGTTTCACCTGGCTGTGCATATGGCGGTTGTTGGAATAAGAATGAAAATTGATCTCCGGGACTTACTGTACCAGTTGCGGCATTGTTAAATGCCACCCTATAATATTCAACAAACTCTCCTGGAATATCAGGATCACCAAATAGTTCAGGACCTGTTACACCCGAAACATATGTTCCTGCTGGAAAACTAATATCACCTTGATCTGTTGGCGGATCATTTAACTCTGTACCTGCTTTTGCTCCTGCCGCTTCCCAACTTGCTCTAGTAAAGTATGCAAAGTTTCTATTTTCTTGATCACCACCGAAAGCAAATGTAATATTTTGATTATCGTTTAGGTTACTTGTTGAAGTTGTGCTAAATCTAACAAATACATAGCTACCTTGGTTTGTAATCTGTGTGATTGTAGTACCGCTTTGGAACTTTGCATCATCAACTTCGTCACCGACTTCTAAGTTTTTATCTAAAAATGTTGGATAAAAGTATGCATAGTTTCTACGTCTGTTAGCCTGGAATGTATTCATCTGTGCGTTAACAGTAGTTCTTGGAATAACTGTTGCTGATGCAGTAGTTGATGTATCACCTGAACTCCATACAACAGAACCACCTGATGCAACCTGTGCAAAGCTAGGCTGACCACCTTGTGCAAGTCCTGATAGTCCCTGCCAACCAACGTCTGCTGGATTCAATGGATAGTTTTGTGGATTTAGAATACCTTCGACAACAATACCGCCTCTAATTGTATTTCCTGTATCATCTTCTCCGTCTGATGTAATTTCCATTTCTTGCATAAGCAACTGAGCTCTGTTTAGCAGTTCTCTATCACCTAAGTCGCCAACAATAGCGTTACTAACACTAGGTGCTAGGCGTAGTAAGAACGCCGTTTGTCTTGTTGTACTAATTTGTAAGCCTGTTTCTGTGTAAGAGAAAATGTAACCTCTATCTTCATCAAAGTTACCATCTGTAATAAACGCAGAACCCCAGTGTGATATAAGTGGAGTAATCGTATTACTTACAAGAACTACACCTGTTTTTTCAAAGTGTGTAGTAGCAGAACCTGCTGTGTACTGTCTTAAAGCACCAGCCTGGAAATTAAACAAACTTGTTCCTCTAGTAATACCTGTTAATCTATTTTGTGTATAGTCAACACTGCTGAACGAAACTAATTCGTTATCAATATAAACAGTACCGCTAGTTGGGAAGAAACGTGCATCATCTAAAGGAATATAATCTGTATTTTCAGTTATTGATTCTTTTAGTCTTGCACCTGGTCCTTCGTTGGTTACCTCATAACGTACAGGCAAGTTACCTGATCTCATAAATGCTTCTGTGTTAACGTTTGAGTTACGCATTCTGTGTGCAAAAACAAAGTTACCATCACTACCACGTAACATCCAATCAATAAAACCAGCACCATACCAACTGTACTGAATTCCAATCATCTGCATGTATGCTATATCAATATTGTATCCGCTTGGACCAGTACCATCTAATCTATCTAGGTTAAATTCATCTTGCTTACCTT